GCATAGTCCCGATCTGTCCGTCGGCATCAACTCCGGCGGAAACGTGGGCACCACGCGTCTGTTTCAAGCGCTGGTGTATCGGAACGGGAAGTCGTGGGCGTTCCCTGTGCTCGGGGGCAAGTCGACCGAGTTGCCGCTCACCACCCCCGCGTCGTCGAAGTTCAGCCTCAACGTCTGGGGAGGCAACCACACGTTCCTCCCGATCGATCAGTCGGGCTACGTCAGCGGTTCCAACCGACTCTGCTTCCTCTGGGAGTAAGCGATGCCAGTCGTATTCATGAACGGAACTCCCACTGCGGTATCCATGGCCGCTCCGGCCAAGGAACTCGGCGGAGGCGGAGCAGGCTCCAGCCGCCCCAGCGAAGGCAAGATGTTCCCGAGGGGGACGGGCAAGTGACGTCACCCATATTCCAAGAGAGGAGGTGTACATGGGCGTCAAGGACAGGCTGATGCACGCGTGGAACGCGTTCAGCGGCAACCCGGACATGCAGTGGTCGCATGGCGGGGGAAGCACTTCCTCGTTCCGACAGGACCGTCCGCGGTTCTCGTATTCGAACGAGCGCTCGATCATCTCCTCGATCTACACACGGCTGAGCATCGACTGCAGCGGCGTCGACGTCCGGCACGTGCGGGTGGACGAGGACAAGCGGTATCTCGAGGACATCACGTCGGATCTCAACGAGTGCCTTACCGTGCAGGCCAACATCGACCAGGCGGCGCGGCATTTCCGGCAGGACATCGTCCAGTCGCTGTTCGACTACGGGGTCTGCGCCATCGTCCCTGTCGACACCACCCTCAGTCCGCTCGACGGCGGAGGCTGGGACATCAAGACCATGCGGGTGGGGAACATCGTGGGTTGGTTCCCCAAGCACGTGCGCGTGGAGCTGTACAACGAGGCGAAGGGGGTTCGGGAACAGGTCACGCTGCCCAAGAGCGCCGTCGCCGTCGTGGAGAACCCGCTGTACTCCGTGATGAACGAGCCGAACTCGACCCTGCAGCGCTTGATCCGCAAGCTCGGGATGCTGGACCAGACGGACGAGCACAATTCCTCCGGGAAGCTCGACCTGATCATCCAGCTTCCGTACACGATCAAGTCGGAGGCCCGCCGTGAGCAGGCCGAACAGCGCCGCAAGGACATCGAGTTCCAGCTCAAGTCGTCCAAGTACGGCATCGCCTACGCGGACGCCACGGAGAAGGTTGTCCAGCTCAACCGACCGGTCGAGAACAACCTGCTGCCCCAGATCGAACTCCTCACCAAGATGCTGTACGAGCAGTTGGGGCTTACGGCCGAGGTCATGTCGGGCACAGCGGACGAGAAGACCATGCTCAACTACTGGGATCGGACCGTCGAGCCGATTCTGGACGCTGTCACCCAGGGCATGCACCGTTCCTTCCTCACCAAGACGGCGCGGACGCAGGGCCAAGCGATCATGTACTTCCGGAACGCGTTCAAGCTCGTTCCGATCGGCGGAGAGGGCGGCATTGCCGACATCGCCGACAAGTTCACACGCAACGAGATCGCAACGTCCAACGAGATCCGGCAGATCGTCGGCTGGAGGCCCTCCAAGGAGCCGAAGGCGGACCAGCTCGTCAACTCCAACATGCCGGTGAGCGATACCGGCGTCGCTGATCCGGCGGTGGACGATCCGAATGCGGATCCCGCCCTGGACCAGACGGAGAAGGAGCTGGATGCAGCTCTGGCGGCCGCATGAGGCTTCCTGACGGCAGCATCCTCATGGTCGAGGGGCCGGACGGAGTCAGGCACATGTACGACGCCAACTACGCCCGCCAGTACTACCTCCGGACGCGCAAGCTGAAGGGGCGGAAGCACGGCACCCATCCCGACACCGGGTTGGCCAGGAACTCCCGAGCGCGCTCGGGGGCTCAGCCCAAGAAGGACCCCGCAGTACGAGCTCGCCAGCGACAGGCACTCGCCGCACGGATCAAGACCCTCGAAGGCAAGCTGACTCAGCTCGAAGCCAAGATCAGGAAGCGTGCCCAAGAGGAACGGGCGTCTGCCAAGGAAGCCGCCAAGCCCGCAACCGCTTCTGAGAAGCGGCAGAAGGCGAAGGACTCCAAGCAGTACCGGGATAAGCACAAGCAAGAGCTCGCCAACAAGGCCAAGACGGCCAGCGGCGACAAGAAGAAGTCCGGTGCGAGCAAGACGTCGACGGAGGACCTCAAGAAGCTGGCAACCAGGGTGAAGGGGCAGATCGCGGTGGCCAAGCAGAAGCTGGCTGCTCTCTAACTGAGCCCGAAGACCAAAGCAAGAAAGGACAGTCAAAATGGGAGACAAGTCCCACCTGGACTTCGGTGACTCTTCGCCGGAGACCAGTCTGATGCACTCGGGCACCGCCACGGCGGAGCCGACGAAGCCGGGAAGCGCCATCGAGCGCCAGCCCGACTTCTCGGGTTGGGCCACGAAGGCCGGACTCAAGTGCTCAGACGGCCGGACCATCATGAAGGGGGCGTTCGCCCATCAGGACAAGGCCAAGGTGCCCCTGGTGTGGCAGCACGGCCACAACGACGTCGAGAACGTCCTGGGGCACACGATCCTCGAGAACCGTGACGAGGGCGTCTACGCCTACGGGTACTTCAACGACACGGTCAAGGGCAAGTCGGCGAAGACGCTCATCGAGCACGAGGACATCGACTCGCTGTCGATCTTCGCCAACCAGCTCATCGAGAAGGCCAAGCAGGTGTCGCACGGCGTCATCCGTGAGGTCTCGCTCGTGCTCGCGCGCGCGAACCCCGGTGCGCTGATCGACAACATCACCCTGCAGCACTCGGACGGCGAGCTCGTCACCATCGACGACGAGGCCATCATCACCACCGGTCTCGAGCTGAAGCACGGTGACGACGCCACCGAGGACCCGGAGGGCGAGACCACAGATCCCGGCGACGGCGGCGACGTCGACGTCCAGGAGATCTACGACGAGATGGACGACGACCAGAAGGCAGCGGTCCACTTCATGGTGGGCGCCGCCCTCGAGGCCTCGGCCACCACGGATCCCGGCGGCAACCCCGCCGCCAAGCACTCCGGCACCGACCCGGACGACAACAAGGAGCACCGGACCATGAGCAGGAACGTGTTCGAGCAGCAGAACCCGGGCTCCACGCCCGGCGAAGCCAAGCACGAGCTGAGCCACGACGCCATGAAGGGCATCTTCGCGGATGCCGACCGCATGGGGTCGCTGAAGGAGGCCGTCGAGGCCTACGCGCTTCAGCACGGCATCGACAACCTCGAGCTCCTCTTCCCGGAGGCGCGCAACGTCACCTCGACGCCGGAGTTCGACAAGCGCCGGACCGAGTGGGTCGCCGCGGTCTGGAACGGCACCAAGAAGTCGCCGTTCTCCCGCGTCAAGTCCCTGGTCGCGGACCTCACGATGGACGAGGCCCGTGCCCGCGGCTACATCAAGGGCTCCTTCAAGAAGGAGGAGTTCTTCGGGCTCACCAAGCGCTCGACCACGCCGACCACGGTCTACAAGAAGCAGAAGCTGGACCGGGACGACATCCTCGACATCACGGACTTCGACATCGTGCCGTGGATGAAGGGCGAGATGCGGCTCATGCTCGAGGAGGAGCTCTGCCGCTGCATCCTCATCGGCGACGGCCGGTCCCTCGAGGACGACGACAAGGTCCGCGATCCCCAGGCGGCGTCGGACGGCGCGGGCATCCGCTCGATCCTCCACGACCACGACCTCTACGCGCCCAAGGTCAACATCGACCTCGGCGCCGACGAGGCGGCCATCGTGGACGAGATCGTCCGGCAGCGGTCCCTGTACAAGGGGTCCGGCAGCCCGACGTTCTACACCACGAACGTCCTCGTCACCAAGCTCCTGCTCGCGCGGGACACGCTCGGTCGGCGGCTCTACCGCACGGTCTCGGACCTGGCGGCGGAGCTCAACGTCTCGAGCATCGTCGAGGTCGAGGTGCTGGAGTCGGAGGCCGACGTCGTCGGCATCATGGTCAACCTCCAGGACTACAACATCGGGTCCGATCGCGGAGGCGAGGTCGCGCTGTTCGACGACTTCGACATCGACTACAACCAGTACAAGTACCTGATCGAGACGCGTCTGTCGGGCGCCCTCATCAAGATCCGGTCGGCGATCGTCTTCAAGACGGTGGCGGACGCCTCCAACGCTCGCGTGGCCACCAAGCCCGCGTTCGACGGCACGGACATCACCATCCCGACCGTCACGGGCGTCGAGTACCACCGCGGCGACACCGACGCGGTCGTGGCCGACGCGGCCACCATCACCCTCGACGAGAACGAGTCGCTCGAGATCTACGCGGTCGCCGAGGCGGGCAGCCACTTCGTCACGACGAAGGACACCCGCTGGACGTTCATCAACCGCGGGCCGCTCACCGGTCGCGACGCCATCACCTAGATCTAGGTGCGGTTTCACGGTCGAGTGGGGTACGGCGAGTCCATCGAGACTTCGCCGGGCGTGTTCGAGGATGTCATCACGGAGAAGGAGCACTACGGCGACGTGCAGCGCGCAAGTCGCCAGTTCCGTGAGGGGGAGGACGTCAACCCGACGTTCTCTCTCGGCAACTCGATCTCGATCGTGGCCGATGCTTACGCAAGTGAGCATTTCTTCGCCATGCGTTACGTGGAATGGGCGGGGGTTCGTTGGATTGCCACTGATGTGGAGGTCCAGCACCCCCGTCTGATCATCAGGTTGGGAGGGGTCTACAATGGCCCGCTCCCGGCTTGATCTCCAGGCCCTCTTGGAGGGCATCACGGGGAACGTATATTTCCAACCTCCGAATGTCCTGCAATACCCGTGCATCAAGTACGAGCGGGATGGCAGTCGGAAGGAGTATGCGGGGAACAAGCCCTATCAGCACGCCAAGCGATACTCGGTGACGGTCATCGACCGGAACCCCGACAGCACACTGCCCGATCTGGTGGAGGAGCTGGAATTCTGCGCGCTCGACCGAGCGTTCCAGGAATCCGGTCTCAATCACTGGGTCTTCACCCTCTTCTTCTGAGAAAGGAAGACAGACAAACATGACGGCCCTCACTTGGGATCAGGTCGGCGAGCGGACTTTCGAGACCGGCGTCGATCACGGGGTGCTCTACCTCCCCGACGAGGTCTCCGGCAACTACGACAGCGCTTTCCCGTGGAACGGTCTCACGACCGTCACGGAGTCGCCGTCCGGTGCCGAAGGCAACGCGCAGTACGCGGACAACATCAAGTACCTGAACCTCATCTCCGCCGAGGAGTTCGGCGCGACGATCGAGGCCTTCACGTACCCGGAGGAGTTCGCCCAGTGCGACGGCACGGCTCTGCCCACCCCGGGCGTGGCCGTGGGACAGCAGGGGCGTCGGGTCTTCGGCCTGGCGTACCGCACCCGGCTCGGCAACGACCTGCTGGGCACCGACTACGGCTACAAGCTGCACCTGATCTACGGCGCGCAGGCGGCGCCGTCGGAGAAGGCGTACGCCACCATCAACGACTCCCCCGAGGCCATCGCGTTCTCGTGGGAGGTCACCACCACGCCGGTCCCGGTCGGCGTCGGTGACATCAAGCCGACGGCTCAGCTCGTCATCGACTCCACCAAGGTCGATCCGGCTGACCTGGCCACGCTCGAGGAGATCCTCTTCGGGACGGTCGGCGACGACGCACGTCTGCCCATGCCGGGCGAGGTCATCGCGGTCTTCACCGGCGCGACGACCGACGTGCACATGTCCCTCGGTGCCAACCAGCCGACGTTCGTCTCGGGCACCGGCGTCATCACGCTGCCCGCGGTCACGGGCATCCAGTGGCAGGTCGACGGCGCGGACGTCGCCAACGGCGCCCAGCCCGCCATCGCCTCCGGCGACTCGGCGCACGTGCAGGCCACCGCCGCCCCCGGCTACAACGTGGTCGGCGACGACGAGTGGGACTTCGAGCGGCCCTAGTCCCCTCGACAAGCTGAAAGGACCAGAGAATGCTCACGATAACAGTTGGATACACCGAGTCGTTCGACGACGGAAAGCAGGAATTCGTCGATGTCGGCGGCTTTGTGGTTCAACTGGAGCATTCTCTGGTCAGCTTGTCAAAATGGGAGTCCCTGCACGAGAAGGCCTTCCTCGGGAAGGACAAGAAGTCGGGGGAAGAGGTCCTTTCCTACGTCGAGTGCATGCTCTTGACCCCCGATCCGCCCGCGGACTTTCTCAACCAACTCTCCGAAGCGAACCTCGAACAGATCAACGCGTACATCGAGGCGAAGAAGAGTGCCACCTGGTTCT